GTCGAGCAAACGTTTCGTCCTGGTCAAAGACGCCCAGTTCACCGTCCTGCCTACAAAGATGCCCGACGGCGCCGCGATCGCATTTGCCGAGCTGCGCTGGGACAAACAAGCCAAGCGCCGCGATGGCTCCTGGGATTACGATCGCGTTGTGCGCAGCGCACGCTTCGAATGCCCGCATTGCGGTGGCCACATCACGGATAATCACCGGCTCTGGCTGGACCAGAACGGCGTTTGGATCCCGACCAATCCGGCTGTGCGCGACCATCGCGGCTATCATCTGCCCAGTTTTTACGCTCCCTGGACCGGACGCGATTACGAATCGAGCTGGGGCGGCATGGCGAAAAAGTTCCTGGAAAAGCTCGAGCAAAACGAAGTCTCCGGCTTCATCAACTCCGACCTGGCTGAAGTGAATGCGCACCAACAACACGTCGACAAAACGGTCATCGAGATCTCGAGCGATAAACCGCAGCCCACTTCCGTCATCCGGACGAAAACGTTTTCCATCGATCACCAGCAACTCTATCCGAAATTCTGGTACATCGTCCGAGAGTGGATCGCCTCCATACTCCGGCCGGCGCGGACCGCCGAACAACAAACCGCCTTCCTCAAATCACTGCCGTCGGATCAAAAAGCCCTGGTCGACAAACTCGCCGGTTCTCCTGGGGCCGCCGCCGTCCCGGCCGCTGCAGGTGTTTATTCCCCCCACAACATTCTCGCCCAAGTCCAACGCACCGATCATTGGCCCGCGATCGCTGATTGGCTGATTGCAAATACGTTGACCGGGAAAAGTTTGGCGCAATTCTTCCGGGAGGAATTCCAATCCGATCTCATCCGCCTCCTCGAATTCGTCGCCAAACAAAAAGAAGTGAATGTGAACCTCGGCCGTCAGGGCGATAGCCAGGCGCTCGAGATTGGCTCCGCCGATTCGTGGGACGAGCTCAACGAAATCCAGCAACGCCAACGAGTCGCGAATACGGACGTCATCATCGATGCCCGCTTTGGCGAGCGTGATAACTCTGAAGTCTTTGCCGAATGCTTCCGCCGCTGCGTTCCGGCCGGGTTTTGTTATTTCATGCCCATCGGCGCCGGCGGACGATTCTTTCCCTCGCCAATTCCCGGCGGCAAACCGTTCGCGCTCGCCGGCTGGCGTCCCGTGATGGGTTTTCCGGAACACAAAGTGTGGCCCAACAAAGATAAGATCCGCCTCCCGTACGGCCTGGTCATCGATGACCCCTACAAAGGCACCATCGATGCCCGCAAATATCTCCACTACGTTTTCCAGTTTGATGCGCAGTGGGCCTTGAGTGAGCTCGCCAAGATCCGGAAAAAGTATGCGTGGGAACTCGCGCATAGCGTTCAGTTCACCGGCTACGATTCCAAAATGGGGAAGGTGAACCTGGCGGAATACAACCGCCACATGAAAGGCTATTTCTGGAATTCCACGCTGAATTGTTGGGACGCGCCCGCGAAAGGCGGCGGCAGCCAGAGCCGCGCCCGGCCGAATCACCTTTACGATTGCGAGAAAAACGCCGCGGCGTATGCCGTCTGGAAAGGCATCTTCCGTTACGAACGCGCCCCTGGGAGCGTCCCGCCGGCTGATGGCAAACCGCAAGGTTCATGAGCCGCTACATCACTCGCAAGGAAATCGCGGCCGCGAACGAAGTATCCATCGATACCATCGCCCGCCTTGAATCCCGCATTGGCCTGGACCAATGCCGGGACCAGGCCTGCGCGCGTCCCGTGCGCTATCACGCGAATCCCGCCCGGGAATGCCTCCGCAAAAACAAAATGAACGAACCATGAGCGAGCGTGTTGTCATTTATTCCCGGGCCCTGAGTAATCGCCGGAAGCTGGAACTGGAAAAACTGAAGCGTGAAAATGCCGCGATGCGCGCGCAGATCGCACTCACCCAATACTGGCAGATTTATCATGCCAAATATACTTTGAAAGACGGAGTAATTATTGTTTCCTAAACGTTATGACCTGCCAAACCTGCAAATATTGGACTGCGTTCAAAGGCTCAAAGGAGAAAGGCCAATGCCGGCGTTTTTCTCCCGAGGTAGTTCCGGAAACGGATGGGGGAGGGATCGCAACACTGTTCTTCGTTTCCACCGATCTGAAAACGAAATGGCCGGAGACTTTGTATGATGATTGGTGCGGGGAATACGAATCAAAACAGGCGCCGGAGCCCAAAAAAACCGGGACGGAAATAGAAACATGAATGCATCTGAATTTGGCACCGAGCTGGGCAAACTGGTCGAACGCGCTGTGGCTGACGGCGTATTGAAGCGCAAAATGTCCGTTGAGGAATTGGTTGGCTGCCTGGAACTGCAGAAGCTGGAGGTATCGCGTCATTTTCAAGACTTGGCGCGCGCGGCCGCTCAAAACAAACGCCCGACGATTGTGCGGCCAAACGGATTCAATTTGCCACCTGCGCCTGGCGCATAACAATGCCATTCTATTGCCATTGTTATGAACGCGCACCCATACATCATCAATCTCGCCGGCGAAATGTACACCGCCTATTCCACCGCGGTTGGTGGCAAGGCCTTCAACGGCGATCCGCTCCCGGATTGGCGAACCTTCCGAGCGGATCCCGAGAAACAGAAACAGGCGCTTGCCTGGATAGCCGCCGCGAACGCCGCGCGCAATTGGATCCAAGGGCCGCAATAAAGTGATTTCGCGTGGACGTTTTCTTTCCCACCTACTGGACCGCCCGCGATGTTTTAGGGTGGATGATTGCTCGCAACCTCGTCTTCGAGAAATGCTGGTTCCGAGGCGATTGGTTTTTCCCTGCGGGATGCGACCCTCAAAAAAATCAAATACCGCTTTGAAATACACCATGCGGTTTAATTCCAAACGTTGGCGCCGGGCCAAGCGACGGCAGCGCCTGAAATTGAAACAGGAATTTCTCGAGTGTTTCACCACTAAGCCTCCGGATCCCGCCTATCTCGTTTTTCAGGATTGGCTGGCTGATTACTTTGCGCGCATCTGCACCGCCAACAGAATCTAGTTAGATTCTCCACCTTTGCGTTAACTGCGTTCTTTGCGGTTATTGCGTTAATTGAGTTTTCTGCGTTATCCGCGTGATGTGCTTGATGTGCGGCTAACACTTTCCCTGCGGTTTATGCGTGAATGGCGTCTGTGCAAAGAGGCGTCAACGCCAAGGAGTCAAATGCAATACTAGTGGGAGCCGCCATTGCGGCATTCGTTACGGCGCGTACACGTGAGGTGTACGCGCCGTTTGTATTTTCGTTCTCGTCCTCCTCGATCTCGTGAAGTTCTCCCAGCGCTTCATTCGTTCTGTCATCCGCCTGGTTTGGAACCAGGCTAAAAAGGGCGCGGACACCTTTCTCGAAGCGCTGAACACCGGCCAGAGCGGCCAATGGGAAAATGTCGGCACCGGCTGGACCGTCCAATCTTCGAGCGGCGCCGGCTACGCCACGTCGTTCCATATTCCGATGTCGGCTGATGATCCGATCGGCCTCACCCCATCCGCCCTGCAGGAACTGTTCGAAATCCTCCTGGAAGCCTACGCGGCCGTCAAAGCCGCCGGCACAGTGGAAGAGGAGGACGGCGATGCCATTGCCTCCGCATTCGTCGCCGCCATGTGGGCCCGCTTCCCCACGATCAAAGGGTTCACCAATAACTACATGTATTTGACCCCGTGAGCCTCCGTTCTCAACGCGAAATCACCATTGCCGGCATGACGCCTCGAACGCGCCACGCCAGGGCGCAATGGTATGAGTCCTCGCGCTGGTCCCCAAATCGCTCCTGGATCTGGGAACCCGTCCAGGACGCGAAAGCCGACTTGGATCGGTTCACGCGGTATGAGCTGAACAAACGCGGCGAAGCGCTTTGGAAAAATTCTCCCATCATCCGCGCGGTGGTCCGCCGCATGGTGACATTGATCGTTGGTGTCGGAGCGTTCCCCACACCCAAAAGCTCGAGCAAGGAATTCAACACCGAGCTGCGCGGGTTTTTGAAAAACAAACTGCGCCGGCCGTGCGTCGATAACAAAAAATCCTTTGGCAATTATCAGCGCGTCAAAATGACGGGCATCATGAAGCACGGGGAAAGCTTCACCGTGTTGGTTCACGATCCCCGGACCAAGCAGGATAAAATTCAGGGCCTCGAATGGCATCGTTGCACCGGTGGCAGCGGAAAACCCGGCGCGAAAAACCAGCTCGTTTTCGGCAACTCAGATTCCTACCTCGCCAAGGCCACGGATAAAACCGGCGGCGGCGATGGCATTGAATTTTACGAGACCGGTTATCCCAAGGCGTACCGCTTTCTCGGAATGGACGCGCCGGTGGACGAGAGCCTGGTTGTTCACCACGCCATCATCGAGCGCGATGAACAAGTCCGCGGCGAAACCATCCTCGCGGCTGCCATCAACACCGCACACGACGTAAAAGACATTCTGGCTCTCGAAAAAGCCGCTGTGAAGGACGCCTCGAGCAAGCAGGACATCATTCAGACAGCCACCGGCGATTTCGATCCGGAAACCATGCTGAAACTGCCTTTCGGTGAAGGCACCGGAAATTTCCCCACGCCCATGAGCCTGCCGGCGGACGATACGGCCCGCACTCAGTACTACAACACGAAATTCCAGGGCGGCGCCGTGATTCTGAAGACGGGGGACAAATACACGCCTTACGAGCCCAAGCGCCCAGGCAGCGCGTGGGAAGGTTTTATGGCATTCCTGGCCAACCTGATTGTGTTGTCCACCGGTTTGCCGCCGTCGTTGCTGCTCCCGATCGACATCGGCGGTACCGATATCCGGCGCGATCTGCAAATTGCGCAAAAGCTCGTTGCCATTTTCCAGAGCGATTTCGAAAACGACCTGCAGGACATCGCCGAATACTTCATTAAGGGCGGCATCGAGGACCGCGTTTTCAAAACTCCGATTCCTCCGGATTGGAACGAGCTGGAATGGCATTTCACTGGCAGCCTCACCGTCGACCGCAACAAAGACCAGGACCGCCGCGCGGCCGTCGGCTCCGGCTTGCTGAGCTGGGACGAATACTGGGGCGAAACCGCCCAGGACGGCGGCGAGGAATGGGAAAAGATCAATAAAGAGGTCCGCCAGCGCCGTTTGGATATCTCCAGCATCCCAATCGAAACTCCCTTCGAAAGCGCGCGCGAGTTCAAGGAATACCTCTCCCTCGAAATGGCTACCAGCGAGTCCGCGAAAGAAACCGGCACGCTTGAAGGCGATCCCGCGCCGGCGCCGAAAAAGAAAAACGGGAAGAAAAAGCCCGAACCCCAGAACGCATGAAATCTTCCAAGCGCCCATTCAATTTAGCCATTCGTGCCGTCGACCAGGAACGTTATGAGATCTCCATTCGTGGGATCATCGGCGAATACGTCGATTACGAGCGTTGGACCATCAGCGACACAGAAAAGGACGTCCTCAATGAACTCAAACAAATTCCCCAAGACGCAGCCATCGATTGCCGCATCAACTCCCGCGGCGGGGACGTCGGCCTCGGGCTCGGCATCTACAACGCCCTCAGCCAGCGGCGTAAAAACCTTACGACCTATAACGACGGTTACGCGATGTCTGCGGGGTCCATTGTCCTCCTCGCCGGCTCTAAGCGTGTCTGCCCGACGGCTTCCATAACCATGATTCACCGCGCCCAGGGAGGCGTGGATGGCACCGGAGAAGACATGCGATCGCTGGCCGATGGCATGGATGTCATCGACAACATGATGGCCAAGGTCTACGCGGAAATTTCCGGCAAGAAAACCGCCGATGAATTCCTGGCCATGATGAAAAAGACGTCGTTTTTCGACGGACAGGGCGCCTTGGATATCGGTCTGGCCACGCATTGCGAAGGGGATATCTCCGCTCCGGAAGGGGATGACGACGATATCTCTGACGCTGAAAAACGGATAATCGCCAGCTTCGAAAAACACATTCCCGCCAATTTGCGATCGCGCGTATTGCCCAAGGCAATCACGCCGATCGCGTCACTTCCGGCCGCACAACCAGCGGCCACCAACAAACAACCAACCGCAAAGAAAATGAATAAAATCATCGCCGCGTTGGTGGCCGCCGGGTTCACCGTGGCCACTGATGCCCAGGAGGACGCCGTTCTCCCGATCATCAACACCCTCATCACCGACCGCAAGAATTTCAAAGCCAGTTTGGATGGCCACGAAACCGCGCTCAAAAACCGCGTCACCAAAAAGGTGGAAGCGGCCGTGACGGAAAAACTCGTCAAAGCCGAGCGCAAAGACGCTTTGATCAAAGCCGCCCTGGCGGATGAATCCATGCTCGATTTTATCGATGACCTGCGCGCGGAAGCGGCCAATAAAACACCTCGCGGCGCTCAACCAGCTCGCCGGCAGGGTGAAGAAGAGGGCGAGGACGTCGAGAAGGCGATCGAAGCGAACGACGAAATCATTCACGGCCGTAGAACGGACGTTTCCAAACGCACT